GCGTGCTGTTCATTATGATGTTGTCTACACAGTGCTAACACATGTTTGTCGTAGTGATTCATCTTGTTTCTGTTCATACCTCTGCCGACTGCTTCATAATGTGCCAGGTCTGCGTGAGGCTTTCCGCATATTACACAGTTGCGGTTGATTGTAGCCCAATATAATAACGCTTTATCTTCGCTTAACAACTTACTCGTTTCTACACTCATAGGTATTTGATGATGAAACATAAACGCTATAATCAGTTCTATTAACTCTCTCGCAACTTTCATTGAACAGTCACGCAGACTGATTTCTTCATAACCTTTCATAATTTCCAATTCTGTTTGTAATAATTTTCTAGTTGATTCTACTGGTTCGCCCCAGTGAAGTTCTATATCTCTACACATTGCGAATATTTTTTTGCGTTGTTCTATAGATAGTTTTTTATTGTCCGGAACCTCTACTTCTGCTTTTAGCGGATATCCGTTTTCTAGTAAATCAATGTGACTTTGTTCAAGTTCAACACCAGTAGCAACGACGGAATAAGTACCGTCATTGTCTTTCTGGTATCTTGTAATGTATTGCATTTAAACCACGTCCTAGAACGGTAAATCATCATCATTGATTTCTATTGGACCATTAGCATTAGCGAATGGGTTTGATTGTTGACTCATAGGTGTCTGTTTACCATTTGCTTGCTGTTCTTTTTGTTTCATCTCATCAGTTTTAGGTTCTGGTTTATTAACTACTTCATCGTCTTTATTCCAAACTTTTACATATGAGAGTCTTACAAAATACTTGCCTTGTTCCTCGTTAAATTTATTTTTAAGTACAATAGTTCCGATTTTGTTAATTAATTGATCTGTGTCAAAAGTTAAATCTGGTAAGTTCAATTTAATTCCTAATCTACTAAGTAACTCGATATATTGTTTTTCTTGATAATCTTGTTGGAATGGTGGGACGAATTGGTTGTGTTTGTATTGTTTACCTTCGTTGTTTTCAAAAACAATCGTGAAGTATCTGTTTTCTCTGTCGTTAAACTCGACATTTGCAACTTTTACTGTAAATTCTCCAGCTCCTAAAAAGTCCCCACCTTTCATGAATGCCTCTTGATTAGTTTCTTGAATGTATTGTGTTCTACCAGTGATTTTCATAATTTTTATACCGTCCTTTTAATTAATTTTTAATTACCATTTCTAATTGCTTGTACAACATCGTTAATACTTGGATTAATGAAACGTTTGTTGTTAATTTTGATGTTGCTTGAGTGTCTTATCTTTGTCTCGAATAAATTTGATGGTTCAGCGTTAAGTACATATTGATAAGTTTTTTCGCCGTCTTGCTCATGTTCTTCTATTGTCATTCTTGCTAACACGTCAGATTGACTGATGACTGCTTTTTTTATTTGGTCTTGTGCCTCTATCGTGATTGTTGGATTGATAGTACTTCCCTCATCATCTTTGTCTTTGTTAATGCCCTCGTGTCCGCTTATAGCAAGATGAAATTGATAATGTTCTTGTAATTTAGAAATATAACGATAAATACTTACAATGCGTGTAGCACACTCGCCCCAATCATTAAATGTCGGTTTCTTTGATTTACCGTCCATGATGTCGTCCATAGTGATATCACGTAACTTTTGGATTGTTTCAATCACTACAACATCAATTTGTTTTCCGTTTTCTCTTAGTTGTTCAATAATTTTAGGCAGCATTTTAATCACTGCACTAAAATGCTTATAATTCTTAATCTGCACAACTGCCCCATCTTCTGTTACCGTTGTTCCGTCCTCATTTATATCTAGTACTAAGGCATTGTTATCTTTTGTTAAAAACGTAGTTTTACCAGTACCGAACTTGCCGTATATCGCAAATTTATAAAACTTGTTTGCATTTTGTTTGCTGATGTCTTTTACACCTAGTTGCGTTAAAATATCGACATCTTGATTAGTTTTTTCAGTCATCTATTCTCCCACCTTTACCGTGTATGACGTTGGTTTCTCCACAATGCTAGCACCCTCTAAAACTTCGCCGTTTGCGTCAATCAATGTGCCGTTTTCAGTTACATTGAAATCTTTCTTAATGTCTGATTGGCTAAGTTTTTTAGTTACTTTTACATAGTTGTCAAAACCTCGTTGCTCAAGTTGTTTAATGACTTCTTGCTCATTGCTAACTTGAATGACTTTTGAACCTTTTCTGGCTGTCACTTTTCCGTAAGGTGTATTCAACTTGAATTTGCTATCTTGTTCTTTTTGTATTCTGTAATATTCAATTACAAGGCTTTGTAAATATTCTTTGCCACTCTGTAATTTTTCTACTTCTTTATCTTTCCATTCGTTTATGCGTTCAATTTCTTTATTTGCTAAATCGTTGATTTCATTCTCTTTAGTTGTGATTGCATCCAGTTTCTTAAAAACCCAGTTAGCACTGTCTAGATCAGTTACTTTGAATCGGTCGTCTTGTTCGAATGTTTCTAATTCTCTCTCTTGTAAATCATTCACTTTTCATACCTCCTACCATTTCATGACTAAGTTAATTAGTCTGTCCTGTTCATCTGTGTTCTCTTCAATCCATTCGTTTATAACGTCACGCATTGCATCCGTCGCAAAATATAGTTCGCTTAAATCTACAACATGAAATGATTTAAGTGGAATATTATTCATATCCTTGATTTGTATACTGATACCGTCATGTTTTTTCATCGCAGACACTTTAAATTCAAACCCGTTAAAGCTGATAATTTTATTTTTTATCTCACCAAATTTGTAATACATTGTTTTAGCCCTCCTTGTTATCATCAATACCGTGAAATTTTTGTGATTTACACATTTGGAGAACATTGACAATGTCTTTATAACTCTTAGTGCTATCCAATAAGGAAGCAAGATCGAAAGTATGACCAATCACAGAACTTGAACCTGCTAAATAATCTCCGTCGATAACTCCTATTGATGAGAAAAGCAAAATATCAAATTTACTTTCTCCCTTAATTTCTTTCGCTAATTCATATAATTCTGCGGTTTTTTCAGATAATAAGTCTTTTATTTCTTCCTGCGTCATGTCTTTATATTTTTTAGTCATAGTTGACATCCTCCGTATTTCGTTTTATATTGAACATGAATTTTTTCTTAAGTGTTTGTCACTGTTACTTGTTGTCGCAAGTAGCAGTTTTTTTATTATTTACAAATTCTTCTAAATCTTTTAAAGCTTGTTTATATCCCTTGTCATATGCTACTTGTTCAGAATCTCTTGAATATTTAGGAATTTTTACATTGTCGTATTCACCGTTTAAATAACGATTAATTCTATCTCTCTTCCGATCAGTAATTCTTCTTGAACCATTTCTTAACTTAATAAAATAAGTATCAGAGAAACCTAGCAAATATCCTATTTCTCTCACCGTTAAATCTTTTTCTTTCCTTCTCTTGTCAACTTCTTCCATCAAGTCTTTATCTGACATCTTTTCATTCCCCCTTGTTGTCATAAAAGTACTCTTTATAGAATATGAATGTTGCGATACTTGCGAATCCTGCAATTGACCACGCTGTAGTGAAGTATAGAAACGGCATGAGTACAATCGCTAAGACCGTGAAGCATAGCACTGCTATTAGGTAGCTTTTATATGTGTCGCTCATTTGATAATCCTCCTAATACCATTTTTTATGCTTTCTGATCAAATACTCTTCCAATTTAGAAATATTAATCAATGTTCCCGTTGCTGAATAATCAATGTATAAATTTTCTACACCTAAATTATCTTCACGGTAATATTTCAACCAGTTGTATACTGTACTTCTACATACTCCAAACAATTGATGGATTTGTGTAGGTGTTGCGTATAACTTTTTCACAAATTTTTCTTCGCCTCGATATGTGTTTTCTGGTGTTGGTGGTATTATGATTTTTGGCATCTCTATCACTCCTTTAGATAAATGTTAAAGTTTGTTATTATTCGCCCTGTATTGAAGTTCTCTATCTAATGCATAGAAAACTTTGTTTATTTCTAAGTAGCTGTAATCACTTTTTTTAATAAGCTCTAATATTTCCGCTCCTAAGTTACGTTCCTTTTCCGTTAAATAGGATGAAGAAGCATCAGCTTTGCTAGAAACTTGTGGGACGCCTATACGCAATCCTTCTGATCTTGTGTTCATTTGTTTATGCTCCTTTCGTGTATAATGTTGTTATCAACCTAAGGAGGTGATAACATGCCCTTGATATCTGATGAATTTGATACACTTACTAAAGACCAACAATATATCTTGTCCGTACTCTACAAAGATTATTTAGAATGTGTAAAGTTAGGTTCGGTTAAATTAACCTGCAATAATTTTGGAAGTGCTAAAGATATACATACAAAGTATTTTCAAAAACTACATTTCGAAGATGTAAAATACGATTTAAATAAACTTAAAAACTCTGGGTTCCTAAACGGCGTGTATGCTAGTAACACTATTTATCATGTAACAATTTCAGACAAGACTGTTGTTTACTTTGAAAATGAGTTTAAAAACAATTTAAAAAGTATCATTGATAGCATTTCTAAAATTGCTTCAATAATTCCTGGTCTCTAGTTGGGTTTATAACTTCCCAATCATTTGCCATGAGGTCATCGGCTGAAGGTTGCCAATATCTGATAAGGTTTGTCCCATCGCTATTTGAAATGATGCATTGTAAAAAACTATCATTTGTTGGTAATATCTTAGTTCGATGACTTTCTTTCCAATCTTTCCGTGTCATAGAGACAAGATTTTTTGTAGCTATCTTAGTTGCTTCTTGAATGTTCATTTGTTATTCCACCTTTCGTGTATAATGTTGTTATCAACCTAAGGAGGTGATAAGTATGAAAGCTTGTTTATATCTTTCTAATGATAAATTTGTTGAAATCGATAAT